ATTAAAGGAGGTTTCTAAACCTGCTATGGTAGACCCAAAGAAAAACCTTCAAGAACAGGTTAAGTCAAAGATACCTGGGACTTTGAATACTGTGGCATCTAGGCCTCAAGTAAAGTTTTCTGGAAATAACCCTATGGCAGCCTTCTTGAATGATACGGCTAAGAACATGCTAAATGAGGACTTCTCTATGACCTCAGCAGACGTTCATCCAGGATTAGCTTTCCAGCCAAGAGATGTAAAAGTAGGAAGTGTTGAAGGAATGCTAGGATCGGCTAGACCAAGTTCAAATATTGACGCAGTTCAAATTAATGAGGTTCCGGACTTCTCTGCTCTAATGGGAAAACTTAAAGCACAAGGACAGATCTAATGGCATACGGGCTAAAGAAAATATCGGTAGTAGACCTAAAACCTTCAACAGGAGTTGGAGTTGCCATTCCATTTTCTGCACCGAATGTTTTCCAAACAGTATATACAACCAAAGATCAGACTAAATATAACCTGATTAACTTCTTACTAACTGACCCAAGAGAAAGGCCATTCAATCCTACTTTTGGAGCAGGACTCAGAGCAAGACTATTTGAACAGATAGCTAGTTCTACATTTGATGATATTAAACAGTCTTTGATAACACAAATAGAGAACAACTTTCCAAATGTTCAAATTGTAGAATTAGAAGTGACAGGAAACCCAGATTATAATAATATTAATATAAGATTTAGTTATAGACTATTAAGATCGAATGAAAACGATAAGGTTGTATTGACTATTCAAAATATGTAAAAATGTTGAATCAGATAGATATTAAATACATAAACAAAGATTTTACTACTTTCAAAGCAGATTTGATTGAGTATGCTAAGTCTTACTATCCTACAGTGTATAATGACTTTACTCAGGCTTCACCTGGTAGTATGTTTATCGAAATGGCTTCTTATGTAGGAGATGTGCTTTCTTTCTATCTTGACAATCAACTTCAAGAGACATTTTTACAATACGCAAAACAAAAGAACAATTTATATACTCTAGCCTATATGTTAGGCTATAGACCTAAGGTTACTTCTGCAGCAATAGTAGATTTAGATGTTTACCAGCAACTTCCTGCCCTGACAGTAGGACTCAATGTAGTTCCTGATTTTAGTTACGCTATGACTATAGAACAAGGAATGCAAGTAAAGTCTAATATAAATAGTTCTATCTTGTTTTATGTTCCAGAAAAAGTAGATTTTACAACATCATCATCATTAAGCCCAACTACAGTAGAAGTTTATACTGTTGATGGTTCAAACAATCCTACGTCTTATTTATTAAAGAAAACTGTACAAGGTATATCTGGAGAAATTAAAACGCAATCATTTACGTTTGGATCTGCTCAAAGATTTATAACTGTAAATATAAACGATAACTCTATAATTACTATATTGAATGCAACAGATTCAGATGGTAATACTTGGTACGAAGTACCTTATTTGGCTCAAGATTACATTTTAAAGCCTGTAGAAAATACCGCAGCTAATTATCCTAGCTTGAATCAATATCAAAATCAGGTGCCTTACATGATTCAAAAATTACAAGTCCCAAGAAGATTTGTATCTAGGTTTAAAACAGATGGAACACTTCAAATAGAATTTGGCTCTGGTATTAACTCTGTAGCAGATACTGCTGTAATTCCTGATCCTAATGCAGTTAGTGTTGGTTTAACGGGAGGAGGTCTTAGCACTTTATCTAGTTCATTTGACCCAACTAACTTTGTAACTACACAGACTTATGGTCTTGCTCCAAAAAATGTAACTATAACATTCCAATATCTTGTAGGTGGAGGTGCTACTGCAAACGCTCTAACAAATCAACTTACTCAAATAGTATCTTCAACAGTTACAGGAAATACTGCGTATCAAAATACAATTGCTGTAAATAACACCGAACCTGCAAAAGGTGGTGGAGACGGAGATACAGTAGAAGAATTGAGAATCAATATGGCTTCAGAGTTTCCAACTCAGTTAAGAGCAGTAACTCAAGAAGACTATTTGGCTAGAACACTAAGTATGCCTGCTCAATATGGTAAAGTAGCTAAAGCTTACGTAACAAAAGATGATGCTACATTTAGAAACTATATGCAGACAAATGCTAATGTGTATGATCCTTTACTTGTAAGTTTATACGTGTTAGGTTTAGATGTAAATGGTAATTTAACAGATCCTTCACCAGCGCTTCTGCAAAATATAGAAACATATTTAAAAGACTATAGAATGTTGACTGATTCTGTAGGGATAAAACCTGCTTATATTATAAACATTGGTTGTAATTTTGATATCATTATTAGACCAAATTATACTAGCCAAGATGTAGTTGCTAGATGTATTTTAGCTCTACAAGACTTCTTTAGAATAGACAATTGGCAAATAAATGAGCCTATTATTTTAGGAGATATATATTCTTTATTAGATACGGTTGAAGGAGTACAAACAGTTAAAACTGTAAATATAGTAAATAAAACAGGAGAAGCTAACGGGTATTCAAAATACTCATATGATATTTCTGCTGGTACTTTAGATGGTGTTATTTATCCTTCATTAGATCCTTCTATATTTGAGGTTAAGTATCCGAATACAGATATTCAAGGTCGTGTAGTAACATTATAAAAAAAGAAAGATGGCAGTATATAAAATATTTCCTACAGCTGACGCAGCAATATATTCAAAGAAGCCTGACCTAAACGCAGGTCTTGATGAAATATTAGAAGTAGCTGTAAAAAATTCAAACAATCCTACTAACTTCTTTGTAGACCCCGTCCCTTCTGAACCGATTTTATCAGATGATCTTAGAAGATCTTTGATATTATTTAGTGATCAAGATTTAGCAAAGCTTAGATCTTATGCTACAGGTTCATGGAAAACATATTTGAGATTATATCTTGCTAATGCTGAAAATCTAAATACCACATACAGTATTGAAATTAGGCAGGTGTCTCAGTCTTGGACAATGGGTACAGGAAAAGCTTCAGATGTACCTGCTACAGAAAATGGTGTTTGTTGGTATAGTACATCTTCATTTGCAACTACTAGCGCAAGCTGGGCAGGTGGTTCTGGAGGTTCTTACTTCTTGACTCCTGGTGGTGGTTCATGGACTACAGCTTCTGTTACTCAATCTTTTGATTATAAAAGTGATAAAGATATTAATGTAAATGTAAGTTCTATTGTATCAAATTGGTGGAGTGGTTCAAGAAACGCAGGATTTATTTTAAAGCATCCTAATGCAATTGAGAATAATTCAGGTAGTTACATAGGACTTAGTTTCTTCTCTGTTGACACTCATACTATATATCCTCCTTCATTAGAGATTAGATGGGATGATAGTTCATATGTTACAGGAAGCCTTAGTATATTAAATAACTCTGATAATGTTATTACTCTAGCCAATAATATTGGAGAGTACAAATACGGAACAGAGAAGTTTAAATTTAGAGTTAATGCTAGAGATAAATATCCAGCAAGAGTATTTACTACAGCTTCTTTGTATACTACAAATAAAGCACTTCCTTCATCATCATATTGGGCGATTCAAGATGCTAAAACAGATGATATAGTAATTGACTTTGATACAGACTACACAAAGATAAGTTGTGATACCACAGGAAGTTATTTCAATCTATATATGAACGGACTAGAACCAGAAAGATATTATAAAGTATTATTCAAGACTGTTTTATCCGATGGCGAGTCTTACGAGATAGACAATAACATAATGTTTAAAATAATCAAATAATGGCTAACGTAGATTTAGTTAAAGAAATTTACGGGATCAATACATATACTAAAGCTGTAGATACTAGCTTTACAGAATTGATATCAACAGTACCTGCAGAAACAGCCAGTGTTGTAACAGTAGATCAATTCTTTCAGTATTATGATGATTTGTTTTTCAATATACCTGTATCTGGATCTATAAACTCTCATGTGTACTTGGTAGAAAGAAGTCAACAATACATAGGAGGATCTGTTATAGATAATGAAAAACAGGCACTAATAGAAGAAATTAATTCTCTTCGCCAACAATTGTTAGATTTGAATCAGTCGTTTACAAATATTAACGATCTAGTATAATGGAATTAGTAAACATAACATACGCAGGAGAAGGTGTTCAACCTGTAGAATTAACTTCACAAGACCAACAGTTAGTTACTTCAAACTTTATTAATTCTAGTTTTGGAGCAGTAAATGACTACATGGAGTTGTTCATATATGATCAAGCAGGACAACTCTTAGATCAAGATTACGATGCATTTGATTACTATCCTTTTCTTTTAAACAACCCTCAAAATAACACTTATTCTGCATTAACATTAGAACCAGAAAAAGATCTTAAAAATAGAGGATTTACAAGAGGGAGTTTAAGAACACAATATAATTTTTACAAGAAGTTATTTAATTCACAGTTTGGCACATTTTACTGGATAAAAGAGATCTCTACATCTAGAACGGAATTAAAGTTAGCTTCACAGGTATTATCTAACCAAGTAATTAGAGATGGTTTTGCACAATACCAGGCTTATATAGGTACAAAAAATTATTATCCTGTATTCTATTTAAACTTTGGTAACAATATTCTTGTAACTGCAAACAATGTAGCTTATACAGAAGATGACCAAGGAGGATACTTAGTAGTTAAACTTTATGAACCACTACCTACAGAATTTGATATAAAATCTCAATTGTGGTTAATTGATAAAGTTGCTGAATCAGTTAGCTTTAATGTAGACATTCAAGTAGAAGTAGCAGCTCAACAGGATATAAATAGTCTTAGAGGCCCTAATTTTAATGTTGCATTAAACACGAAGAATGGACAAACTACTCCTTATTATAACTACAATAATTTATTAACTAGTCCTATAAGTTCTTCTTTTCAAAAGCTAACAAGCTATTATCAAGATAGAGCAATTCAGATTAATGTTGATTATGGCGATTTTAGTAACTTCATTCACTGGTCTAGTGCTGTAGAAAGAGTAAGTAATTTTGTTTATAAATTACAATTAATAGAATCAGCTAGTGCAGATATCCTTGCGCAACAAGCAGTTGCTGGTGGTACAGGAAACCAAAAACTAGCTTTAACCAGTAGTATAGTATTACAAAATCAAATAGATAATATCGTAAAGAACTTTGATCCTTACGAATATTTCTTATATTTTGATTCATCAAGTTGGGCATGGCCAAAAAGTAATAGTGTACAACCTTATGTACTATATTCAGTAACATCTTCACAAGCTGTTAACTTCTTAGGATCTACAACTACAGTCCCATCAGCAGGTACACAATCTTTGTTGTTTAGTGCATCTTACTATGATACAACTAACAAAGATATACTTCACGGATCTGCTCCTCAATACTTGTTAGACGATCCTGCAAACCAACCATATATCACTTTCCTTGACATGGTTGGCCAACACTTTGACAACATATGGATCTACTATAAAGATGTAAGTACAAGGTATGATGCCATGAATAATCCAGATTTAGGTATATCTCTGGACATGGTTTCAGACGCATTACGCGGCTTTGGTTTTAATCTATATACAAACACTAACGTATCAGACAACCTCTATTATACGTTGTTTGGAATCAACCCAGATGGATCGTTGCTACCTCCTACAGGTTCAGAAATTATCACTAACTACGTTACTTCAAGTTTAACTACTCTACCTGCACAGACTATACAGGACGAGTTGTATAAAAGACTTTATCATAACCTACCTTACTTACTTAAAACAAAAGGTACAGAAAGAGGTATTAAAGCTTTAGTTGCTACTTATGGTATTCCTGAGAGTATTTTGACTGTTCGTGAATATGGAGGAAATATAGAGACAACTACAGATGGTATTTATGATATCAATACATCTAACTATAAAGTGATGATTGATACAGGTTCTAATGGTAGTGTTACAGGTAGTTTAACTTTATCGTCTTCACTTCTTTCTCCTTATGCTACAATTCAGTATTTCAATCCTGACAATAGATTAAATAGTAAAACTGTAGAAGTAGGTTTTTCACCTGCTGATGTAATCAACAATAATATACAAACAGCACAAGGTTATTTTGATATAGATCAATTAATAGGAAAACCTTCAGACCAATATTCATCATCATATCAGAGTTTAGTTAGTGCAAGTAATTCATATTTTGCAACTTATACTCAACCTAATAGTATTTGGGAATATATAAGACTCCTTAAGTTCTACAATAATACTTTATTCAAAACAGTTAAAGACTTTATTCCTGCAAGATCAAATGTATCTACAGGTATTATTGTAAAGTCACATTTGTATGAAAGAAACAAATATGCTAGGCATGAACCTAGTATGAGTTTTCAAGACTATTCACAGTCTATAGACATGCTTAGAGTTAGTGGTTCTGATGGTGGTGCTATAGAAGGTTCTACTAATTGGAGTGATTCTGTTTTAACTCCTGTAGGTCTTGCTTCATATACAAGTTCACAAGATGTAGAAAAATATAACGGCCAATTAAGTGGTTCTTATATTATGGCTACTAATGGTGATGCTTTCGACCAGAAAGAATATTCTAATCTTCCTAGCGCATCTCAAGGATTTATACAAGTACAGCTCGGAGCAACATATCAAAACGTAACTGAATCTGTAAGATCTGTTACTTTACTTGATCTAGACTATAATTCAGATCAGCTTTTACCTGTTAACTACGGAGCGGTAACTTATTCTATAGATCAATATCAAATAAATAACTACGCTACATATACGAATCCTAATAATCCATATGCGCAAGTTCAGGATTATAACTACAACCTACAGAGGTCAGTAATTCCAAGATACTCAGGATCACAAGTATATAGTTCGGAGTATAATGTATGGACTCCTGGTGATTCATCATATGGTAAAACTGCAGCAATTGATAAAATAAAATATCAATACGCTTACTTGATAAATGTTTATACTTCCTCATTGTTTTTACCTGGAAGATCTAATGCCCAGATTAAATACTTGATCGATAATGATCAGAATGTATTGGATCTAACAAAAGCTAATAAAAACATATTCTCTGTACAAAACAT